AACGCATTACCTTATGTTACACCCGTTATATCTGCACCATCTTCAGCGCTAGATGAAATTACACTCACGGTGGATATGCCTGATTCTTCGTCGAATGACGAAAAAATGTTAAATACGATTTTAGATAGACTAGATAATCGCTATGGTCACGCAGGTTCGTCTAATATTATGGGGTCATCACCAAATCCAAATAAACAGGCACATTGTGATTATTCTGACTATATTCGTAAATCTGAAGTAGTCCCACCCGTTTGTCCACAATGCCCCGACTTTAATATGCCAACTGCTAGTCCTTCTACCTCTTGTAATCTTTCTATTAACGATAATGGTGAAATCGTGGATTGCAATGGTAATAAATATACACCAAGTGATGTTTTACCGGGATATTCAGCACCTTCTCCCTCATCGTGGTCTCTAGATGGAACGGCGAGTTCAATCGGTGGAGCAATTGGTGAAACTGCCGACGCAGCAGGAAGTGCAGTAGAGAAAACTGCTGATGCCTTAGGTAGTGCCGTAGAGAAAACTGCTGATGTAACCGGTAGTGCCGTAGAGAAAACTGCCGATGTTGCAGGAAATATGGTCGGTAAAACATTGGATGCAGCCGGTAATGTAGTCGATAAAACATTTGACGCAGCAGGTAATGTAGTCGATAAAACATTTGACGCAGCAGGTAATGCAATAGGTGGAATTGGTGAAGGAGTTGGCGATTTGGGTGAGGGGGCGGCAAATTTGGTAAAAGGAGTTACAGGTGACGTTGCCGGAGTTGCAAACAATATGATTAGTTCTACTGCCGGTATGGTGAACAATTCAGTGAACGCATCCCCACAACATCAGGGTTATCCCTACAACCAGGTACAAGGTTATCCTCAACATCAGGGTTATCCCTACAACCAGGTACAAGGTTATCCTCAACAACACGGTTATCCTCAACAACACGGTTATCCTCAACAACACGGTTACACTCAACCTTCGCAAAGTTGCTGTGGTCAACAACCCACAAATTCTTGTAAAAATACATCAACCTCGAATTTTATGCCGATAACAAACGATTTTTCTCAGTTTACATAATCCTGACTACTCATAATACAAACATTTCATTGCGTTAAAATGTTTGTATTATTAAAATAAGTTAAACTAATAACGATAACTATATATAAATGAACGGTGGATATTATTCGCAATACAATAAAGAGCATATTTCATATGATTATTCAAATATACTAGAACGGACGTCTATCTCGAATGAAATTTCTTCTATATTAAACTCATTTGAACAACGTAAAACAGATGTTCTGTTTAAAAAAGGGATTTATATATATGGGTCACCGGGTGCAGGCAAAACTCATTTTGTTACACAATTATTGAAGAAATTAGGTTATGATGTCATTCAATATGATGCAGGAGATGTGAGAAATAAAGCTCTAATTGATAATATTGCGAGCAATAATATATCAAACCGTAATGTGTTAGATATGATGTGTAGACGTGTAAAGAAAATTGCGATTGTTATGGATGAGATAGATGGTATGAACAATGGCGACAAAGGCGGTATTAATGCGCTTATCAAATTGATTCGTCAGAAAAAAACCCAAAAACAGCGTCTTGAAAATATGACAATGAACCCGATTATATGCATTGGTAATTATTATATAGATAAGAAAATACGCGATCTAATGAAGGTGTGTTACACATTTGAACTGAAATCTCCTACACGACCACAAATTCAACAATTAATTGAACGGGTTATCCCCGATAATCATATGACGCTGTATAAAGACGTAATGTTAAATTATGTTCAAGGGGATATACGGAAATTAAATTTCATCGAGCGTTTATACCAAACCAAATCTGAATTGTTAACCCCTGATGTGATACAAGATATATTTAAAATAAAAACGTATAATGAGGATTCCAAACGAATGACAGCCACTTTATTTAATTCTTATATACCGTTTCATGAACATAATATCAGAATGAATTATACCGATCGAACTATAATTGCTCTTTTATGGCACGAAAATGTAGTGGATTGTATATCACATCTTCCCAATGAGGTGAAAATACCATTGTATCAAACCATTTTACGGAACATTTGTTTTGCCGATTATATCGACCGTATTACATTTCAAAACCAAATATGGATTTTCAATGAGATGAGTTCGCTTATCAAAACGTTTTATTCGAATCGAATTTACCACACATATGTTCCACATTCGAATACTCATTATGAACACGAGGACATTCGTTTTACTAAAATTTTAACCAAGTATTCCACTGAATATAATAACATTATTTTCTTGAACAATTTATGCTTAGAGTTAAATATGGACAGAAAAGATGTTATTGCTTGTTTTCAAGAATTGCGGTGCCTATCGGTATCTACGACGAATTTAGTGTCTCCATCTTTTATTGAAGACCATTTTGAAGGATATGAAATCAATAATTTAGATATTCGGCGTATGTATCGATATCTTGATAAAAACGTGAAAAAAGATACAAATATACAGGATGTAGGAGAATAACTGGTTATTTTTTATGTTTGAATTTGTTGTGTTTTTTCGAGATGTGTTTGGGGTTGTCATCCGGATTTGGCAATTTGCTGTGTTGGGTTTGTAAACGATTTTGCTTCATTTGTTCAATTTGCTCATTATATACACGTACGTGCCGAGCACTGTATTTACCATTTAACTCGTAATTGCGGCGAGCATTGTCCTTTTTCGATTTTCGATGTTCCGGCATTTTATTATGTAACTTTGGGGGTAAGATACAATACATTCTGTTTATAAGTGTCTTTCAATTTTATACCATCAAACACACACAATATTTTAATTGTATATAAAACTACGCATATATATATATATATATATAATGGGATTTCATAAATGCATTGTCGAGTACGTTTGGATTGGAGGTGAAAACGAATTGCGCTCCAAATCACGTGTTATGAATGAAGAAATATTTGATGTTTCAAAATTGCCTATATGGAATTATGATGGAAGTTCTACCAAACAGGCCGAAAGACACGCATCTGAAATTCTATTAGTTCCGTGTGCTATGTTTAACGACCCGTTCAGAGGGTGCAATCATAAAATGGTGATGTGTGAAACAAAGAAACCCGATGGCACTTATCTTGAAAATAGTCACAGACATTGGGCAAAAGATTTGTTTGACCAAGCACCTAATGAAGAACCTTGGTTTGGTTTGGAACAAGAGTATTTTATGATGTCGCCCGATACCGGCAAACCTTTAGGGTATGAGGACAATAAAACCCAGGGTCAATATTACTGTAGTGTCGGGGCAAAAAACGCATTTGGGCGCAATGTTGTCGAGGAACATCTTACCGCCTGTTTATATGCCGGTATTAAAATTAGCGGTGTAAATGCCGAAGTTGCTCCGGGTCAATGGGAATACCAAATTGGACCTTGTGTTGGTATTGAGCAAGGTGACCATCTATGGATGGCGCGCTACATAATGGAGCGGATTGCCGAGAATCACAATATTGTAATTGATTTGGAACCAAAACCTCTATCTGGTGATTGGAATGGGTCCGGTTGTCACGCTAATTATAGCACAAAGGATATGCGCGAAGGTGCAAACGGAAAAGATGGTATAGATTTTATATATGATGCCGTAGATAAACTTTCCAAGGAACATACCGAACATATGAAAGTATATGGTCTTAATAATGAGCAACGTCTAAGTGGTGCTCATGAAACATCACCGTATGATGAATTTTCAACGGGTATTGGTAACCGTGGCAGTTCTGTTCGGGTCAGCAACGAGGCGATTGATAACAAAAAGGGGTATTTTGAGGACAGACGACCGGGGTCAAATTGCGATCCTTATCTCGTAACAGGTATGTTATTTAAGACTACTGTGCTCTAATTATTTTGTAATCTGGAAAATATCCCATACTTATATGGAGAAAAATCATTCACATTTTCGTTTTGTGTGTAGTGTATTATCGTCGTTTGGTGCAACTGCCATAGTTCACCCATTTGACGTTATTAAAATATCACAACAATTAAAGTTACCGATTCAATATAAACTTCCAAATATATATAGAGGATTACCCACCGGTTTATTTCGACAATTTACATATTCTGCACCAAATACATATTTATTCTCGGAGATGTTACAGCAATATAGATTAAAATATAGCGATGAACCATCTGTCATATATAAAGGGGCGATGGGTGCGATTTCCGGAGGAATTGGAGGGATTGCAGGAACACCTAGTGAAGTATTACTTGTGCGCGCTATTCATAAAAAACCACCTCCGGTTGGTATGCTTACACACGCCAAATCTGTATATGCGCAAAATGGTTTATACGGATTTTTCAAGGGTTCAGGGGCATCTGTTTTCCGTGCATCTGCTTTTAATAGTGTTCGGTTGTCTTTTTATTCAGAAACCAAAAATCGTGTTCAACAAACCTATCCAAATTTGACCGGCACTAGTTATTTACATTTCATTTCGGCAGCAGTCGGTTCTGTATCCGGTGTATTGGTTAGTAATCCAATCGACGTAATTAAAGCGCGAATTCAACAACCACCAAATACATCCTCGGCATATCAACTGATTCAACAAACTGCCACTAATGGAGGATTACGGGGATTTTATCGAGGAACATTTGCGAGTATGTCAAAAACCATACCTCATTCGATTATATCTTTCGTTTTATTTGAACAATTAACGCGTTGGTTTACCGGTGCAGATGCAATCTAGTGAGTGAATTGTTCCAAACCCATAATATTGGTATATTATATATTCAGTCTTAAATATATAATACTTATGAAAAAACGTGACTACAGTGCTAACAAATCTAGACAAATCATTATCGTCGATAATTGTAAAACGACTTTGAATGTTTATCGAACCATTTTACAAAAAAATTTACGTTCTACTGATACTGTGCGAACGTTTGATAGTCAATTAGAGGCTGCCGAATATTTTTGTATGAATTCTTGCGATTTACTGATTGTTAATTATGAAATGCCCCAGATGAATGGCGTTGAATTGATAAAGATTTTATGTGAAATACGTGAATATAAGTATAATAAATGTATATTATTATCTGACGGTAAGCAGGTGGATGAAACTCACGATATTCCTTTCAATAATGTGATTGATTTACCTAAGCAGAAGGTGTTATCTATTGTTGATAAAATAATGCTTCATCTTCCATCGAAGCAATGGAGATAAATGTACGAATCACATATATAAAATATAAATAGTTTATATATGTATCGGTTTATTTTGTTATTAATAACATCTATTATCGCCATATATGTGGCATGGTCGTTTTATGCATATGCACCTGTCGTATATAAGGGTCGTGGGTATTGTAGTCCTACCAGTGAGTATATCCACCCGAAGTCATACCCTCAGTTTTTAACCGAAACCGAACGAAAGTATATTTTACAAACTGCCGAACCCATGTTTAGAAAAAGCACAGTCGTGAATGAATCTATGCCAAATGTTCGTCAGAGTTATACTGCGTGGTTACCTAAAACAGATTCGACGATAAAATCCATTATACAACGCGTGTGTGATATTACGAATATACCTTTTGAGAATGCCGAAAAGGTGCAGGTTGTGAAATATGACCCAAATGGATACTATAAACCGCATTATGATGCGTCATGTGATGACCGAAAGGAATGTGTCGAATTTGAAAAGAACGGGGGTCAACGTGTGTTAACAATGATTATGTATCTTAACGATGATTATGAAGGAGGTCATACACATTTTCCACGATTAGATGCAAAGTATAAACCGCCACCGGGAGATGCTTTGTTGTTTTATTCATTGGAAAAAAACGGTAATAAATGTCACCCTTTATCATTACACGCTGGGACGCCAGTTATATCTGGTCATAAATATATAGCGAATATATGGTTACGTGAAAGCAAGTATGATGTGAATAAATAAATGTTTACTTTGTATCAATTATCTAAATATCGTTCTCTCCATTTTGAACAATTGGTATTTCTTGACCGGATGTTTGTTCTTCCGGTTCTTGTGCTTCTTGTGCTTCTTGTTTTTCATTTTGAATATTTGGTATTTCTTGACCAGGTGTTTGTTCTTCCGGTTGTCCTGGTGCTTCTTGTTTTTTATTTTGAATATTTGGTATTTCTTTACCAGATGTTTGTGTTTGTGTTTGTGTTTGTTCTTGTGCTTCTGATTGTCCTTCCTCTCCATCTTTTTGTTCTGGTGTTTGTTCTCCGTCTGTTTGCTTCTGTCCTTTATCTTCTTGTGATTGCTGTGACATATATTCTTGGTTCATTTGTCTTTGTTGATTTAATGGATTATTCGTGTCTTGTCGATCTCTCATACGTTTTTCGGCATTCGGATTACTTGCACTCTGCATCCGTGAACGCATTGTTTCATCCATTTTTCCCATATCCGAAACACCATCGGCACCGGTTGATAACTCAGATATGAGTTTGTATTTTCGATATAAAAATATGCCCATAATAATAATAATTAATACGTTAATAATAATCAACCAAAAGAATAATCTTTTAAATGTGCTTGCAACACTAGTAGGACTAGATAAATCCATACCTATTTTTCCTTCAACAGATGATGCCCATTGTGATTTATAAATTCCAATTCCACCAAGCAAGTTTAATATAATTAAAATTTCAAACATATTTATAGTTGAAAAATTAATAATACCTGATATAAAATCCCATAACTGCACGAATTTGTGCTTTATCCAATCAACCGAAAACATAGGAGCGTCAGGTTTACACGCTTCAGCAGTTAAATCGGGAACAATAGTATCAATTGAATCTGTTATACCTGTTATTATATTCATGAAATTAAATCCTTCGTAAAACATCACTCCAAAGAATGAATAAATAACCAAATAGGTTGTGATCGAAAGCATCCCCAAAGGTATATTTACTGCAACCGTCCACATACTGTAACCAATTACTGCAAGGACAAATAATACCAAAAAGAAACAAACTGACGCAATTGTCTGTTGTTTTGATACCATATTTGTCATATGAATACCTCCATTTGCTTCCGACCCGAAGAAAAAACTTACACTATGTATTACTACTATTACAGTTACTATAATAGACAATACAGACACACTAAACTTACCCCTCATTGTGTTAAAAAAATCTTGTAATAATGAGGTTTGAAAATTCATTTCAACGAGTGTATAAAATACAATAAACATACCAAACATTAATAGTGCATTTGGTAAATATTTCTTTAAATTCGAGAATGATAGAATTGCCCAATTGAACCATTCTATAACCCGAAAACCCGGACCGATTGCCCCGTATAAATATTTATTATAATGCTGTATTTTATCAACGTTAAATGTGTAACGAACCTTATCTTCATCTTCTAAAAAAAATATAATGTAATACCAGTTATATACGAAATACCATACTAATAAAATGGTAATAAACTTTTGTGTTTGGTCTTGAAATGTATCGATTTCTTGGTCGGTTGCTGTATTTTGTGTGATAGCTTGCGCTAATTTGGTAATTGTTTCTCGAATATATCGATTTGAACGAAGTATAAATAACTGAATATATATTTTCAATATTTGGATTTTTTGTCCCAATATGGTAAATACATTTGTAATCACCGCTGATAAGGAGCGTGCGGAATCAGTAATAGAGGTGGTTGTTTTTTTAATTCCTTCGGAATTTATGTTGAATGACGTGGGTGCTGATGTGCTTGTTAGTGAATTTAGACCATCCCCCATACTTGATAATTCAGACCCAAAGTTTTGTAAATTACTTAACCCGTTTAAACTGCTTGATAATTCAGCGTTTAACTTTGCGATTGGGTCAACCTTGGTGGCATTTGATAAACGGTCACCAATGTTGTCTACCTTATCTTTGACGTCGGAAACTATACTAGGACTCGGACTATTATCATTATCCGATTGATTCTCTAAACCCTCCATAATAGTTGGGTCCTTTTCGCTAGTGTAAAACATATGTTGTTGTATGTTTGCGTCTTCGTTTGGTGTAGTGAGAGTTGTGTTGTTTTCGGATGAATCGAATACATCTTTAAATACCAGAATATGTTTGGGGTTTTCTTGTCTTTTTTTATGAATTTTCCGTTCAGGTTTGTCATTATCCCATTTCTTATTCCATTTACTCATAGTTATATTGTATTATACAATATAACTTGAAAAAGAACACGTAATTGTAGGGGATATATCAGTAGGGGATATATCAGTAGGGGATATATCCCCTACGACCCCTTTGTAAGGGAAACTACGTTTCCCCTACGACCCCTTCCTTAATAGGAGGGTTCCTAAGGGAACCAAGGTTCCCTTTGCCTATCTAGCATACATCAATCCACAATTACCACCTACAAATGACAACACGTTATATCTTTCTTCAAACACGTGCAGATTGTAATTATACACGTATAATGCCCACGCAGGTTTTCTAGAAATAGACAACAATTCTCCGTCAACATCACATTCAATATCCACAGTAGAACCATCTACGTCGATGGGAGGTTTATATGTATTAAATTCCAATTCCACCGTTTTAAATCGCCCTACATTTACGGCACCGGAAGGTTGGTATTCAAATGGGTTTGTGTTTAAGCAAAAATTATAGCAATATAAACCTTCCTCTGCAAACCCACGAGTTTGTGTATATTTTTCAACATAGTCATATACTCCTCGAGGCATTGCTATTTCACGATAATCCCCTCCAAACAAAATTCCGAGTGTTTCCAAAATAGAATATTGATTTGCCGAACTGTAATCGCCCGATATAAATAACCCACTGGACGGATCTTGCACTATATTTGACGGGATTTTATTATTATACGCCCAATTTGTGTAATTACTCCATTCATTTCGCAAAAAGGCATCGTTACGTTGGAAATACCACATCCAATTTGCTACCATCCCAGTAGTTGCCTGAAGTTTTACTCGATTTGAACCTACCTGATTCAGAAAATCGTATTCATGGATTTCTTTCACTAAATATACTTGGTCTTCTGCCGCAAATAATTCTTGCTCCTCTTCCGATAAAAATGCATATGTGGATAATAAATGCACATCTGTGTCCCATGTGGATGTCTTGTTTGTGTAATTTGTAGACGAGATGTCGATAGAAGGAGGTGTTTGCAAAAAACGATACATTTGGAATTGATTTTCCCCCGGACGTATTTTAATATAAGGGAAATCGTCGGTGGGATTAAACACATCCCTTACTTGGAATAAGTCCTGAATGGGACGAAGTGTAACATTGATAACAAGTTCCTGGTATTGCAGGGCAATTAAAGGGAATGCACATCGACTATCTAACGTAAACCAAGAATTCAAAGGTATATATAATGTTCTCCCACGTATAGACGGTTCAGCACCCGATGTGTTCGTAGTATGTTGCGCAGTGGGGTAGGTATGTTCCATAAATGGAGACGTCTTCGTTCTACGAGGATTATTTGCTGGGTCATTTAATTCAGGAACGTTACCCGACATTGTATCGAATAGGTTCTTTTTGTTTGTGTCAAAGTCACGTTTAACCATAGCATTAATATATTGTCCTGAATATTTTTGCAGGGTGGTCGAACCACACGTAATTTCAATCTCTTGTATTATCTGAGCACCCAAATTCTCAATCCATTTAAAATCATACGGTGACCATACACCTCCTGTATCATTACTCGGCATCCACATTGGACTCCATATATCCGGTAAATTAATCACAACATAGGTGTCCATCAATAAATCCCCGTAACGTTTCATCTTAAATGTGTATTTAGATGGTTCAGTTAAACGTAGTTCGCGCAAACCATCGAAATCCAGTCTAAATTTTTGCAATCCAAAATTAGTGTATTTGGAATAGGTTGCTTTGAAAAATGTCTTGCTTGGATTCCCGGTTAATATTAAATTTGCACTTCCCACAGATATTATATTTAATAAACCTCCGGGCATTATTTGGCGTATTGGATTATATAGTATCAACTGTTTATATTTTTGTTCGCTTAATCTATATTACAAATAAATAATGGGTGGTGGATTTTTCGACGGAAAACTGATTCAGGATTCACTCGATTATATTTTGATTTTTGGTGTTATTGTAATTACCCTATATGTAATCAATAATATGATTCAAAAAAATAGACAGGCGAAACCGATTAATAATCCTCCGCCATTTGTAGACACTCCCGACTCTACACAACGTTCTGAACTGACTAGTGTGGAAAATACATCAACCGGTTCGGGGATTCAGAATTTGAAATTGGATACTTCCGAGGATAACGCCTTACGAAATTTCTGCATTAAGTCCGCATCCAACTGTGCATATACCGGTGGATATATGAATCTAAATATGATTAAATATGTATTATCCCGTGGGTGTCGATTCTTGGACATGGAGGTGTATTTAAAAGACGATGTCCCTATCGTGGCCTATTCAACCAATAAAAATTCGCTCGATTCATTCACATCAAATGCACCGGCCGTCTCTTTAGCAGGTGTATTCTCGACAATTATGTCTAATGCGTTTTCGGATACATCGCCCAACGAAAAAGACCCCTTGTTTATCCATCTTCGTATTAAAACACGTGTATCGACCGCCTTCTCGAAAATTGCTAAAATTATCAAGAGCAATCTTGGTGCTAAATTATATATAGATGGTGCCGGAAATGCTGCACCTATCGATTTAGATACACAGATTTCTAGATTTATGGGGAAAATTATTTTAATAATTGACCAAGAATCTTCGCCGGATTATCGAAATTATTCGACTTGCACACCCGACACCGACTGTGTTAGTTTATCGTCTTTAGCAAATATGGTAAGTAATTCCCAAAATATCCGTGTTTATACCGAAAACACACTTCTTTATCAACCTATTAATCCCCCTGACCCAAGTGTATATTTATTCCGAATTGTGTTACCCAGTTTAGGATTTTTTAATGGAACGCAAAATTCAGACAGTCTGTATTTAGTGAAAAGTTATGGAACTCAGGTTGTAGCGCAGGCGTTTTATGTGAATGATATGAATCTTCGTAACTACGAAGAAATGTTTAAATCTCGGAAAAGTGCGTTTGTCCGTATTTCAGACGTGCTGAAATATGTTTCTAGATAGAGTGTATACAAACCAATCATAGAATGGGGAAGAAAAACACAACCCGTAAAAGTAAATATAAACCCAGTGTGTGTGATAATAAAATGTCCTTTCAAGAGTGTGAACTCGCCATATTACGACAAGCAGTTGATGAAAGTGAAGAACTTGCAAAAAAGAAACTTGCAGGTAATGATGATATCAAGGATATGATTCGGATAGTTGAAGACTTTATAAGCAAGAAAAAACTCATTTGTTACGGCGGAACGGCGATTAATAATCTGTTACCCAAACACGCCCGTTTCTATAATTATGAGTATGAAGTCCCTGATTATGATTTTTACTCGTCTGACGCATTTAAAGATGCAAAAGAGTTAGCCGATCTTTATTTTGCTGCCGGGTATACTGATGTTGAGGCTAAATCGGGGGTGCACGAAGGAACGTATAAAGTGTTTGTTAATTTCATTCCTATGGCTGATGTCACTCAAATGCAACCCGATTTATTTAAATCTGTGTCCAATAGTTCAGTATCCGTTGGAGGTATCAAATATGCACCTCCCAATTTTTTAAGAATGGGTATGTATTTAGAACTATCCCGACCCGCTGGCGATACCAGTCGCTGGGAAAAGGTCTTAAAACGACTTACTCTTTTGAATAAATATAGACCAATGAAGGTGGATTATGATTGTGAAAATATCGATTTTCAACGTAAAATGGCACAATCTGCCGATGACTCAGAACGCCTGTATTTTACGGTGCGTGATACGTTCATAGATATTGGTGTTGTTTTTTTTGGCGGTTATGCATCTAGTATTTATTCACGACATATGTCCAAGAAGGATAAATTGCTTGCACAGAAAATACCTGATTTTGATGTAATTACAGAAGACCCTGAAAAATGTGCAACGATTGTTATCGAGCGTTTACACGACGAGGGATTTAAAAAGGTGAAACAGATAAAACACGACGCAGTGAGTGAAATTATCCCTGAACATATTGAAATACAATACGAGAATGAGATTTTAGGATTTATTTATAAACCGATTGCTTGTCACAATTATAATACAATTACGGTCGGGCAATCCGAAATTAATGTGGCAACAATCGACACAATTATGAGTTTCTATCTGGCGTTTTTGTATATCGACAACAACTATTATTATCACGATAGAACTCTTTGTATGGCAAAATATTTGTTCGACTTGCAGGGAAAAAATAAACTTGCACAACACGGTGTATTAAAAAGGTTTGGTGCTGAATGTATTGGTGTCCAAGAAACAATGGAAAGTATCCGTGCAAAGAAAACCAGGCGTTTCAATGAATTAAAACACAAACGTGGGTCTGATGAATATAATAAGTTCTTTTTGCGTTATCAACCTGGTGCAGATAAACCTTCTGATAACAAAGCGAAGCAGACTAAGCGAAAACGGGTAACGAAACCTAAGAAAAAGGGTATATATGACCGACTGAAAAAATTGTCGTTTACGTAACAGGTGATTATGGTTGTTTTTTGATGAAAATTAAAAATGTTATACCACTTCTTGGACACACCCTAAAATAATTCGTGGTAAGGAGTAACTATTCAGTAACAACATTCTTCTGTCGTGGATATATAGAGTATGATTTTATATAGGTGTCCAAGAACAAAAGAGACGGTTATGAAACCCCTTGTTATGGGGGTTATTTGATTTATAGATGGTATTGTCTTGGACAACCCCATAGAAACACTTCCATTAGAACATACAACAGAGAAATGTTGTTACTGAATAGTTACTCCTTACCACGAATTATTTTAGGGTGTGTCCAAGAAATGATAACCATACTAATAAATACCACCAAATTCAGTGGTATTTATTTTCAAAACCTACATCTGACTAATCTTGGACGAAACCGTGTGTATAGAATAATACAATGACCCGAACAGTGCACTTTTCATTATCAGTCCCATAAAGTTGAAATTACCATCTTCATGGTATATGTTTGCAAAAGACAGGTATTTGCGAAGCAATGTGTTTATGATAGGCATTTGAAACGCAAAATATAAGACACCGATTAAAATAGGTGCCTGTAAATCACTAATCATATCGTGTGCCGTTTCCTGTCGATATTTTTTTTCACGATGCATTTTTAGTTGTTCCTCGTTGGCGAGTTCATATTCACGAATATAATCTGAGGTCAGTTTCACTTTGGGAACGTGGTTTGCCTGAATCGTTGCGTCTTGTTGGTATTCTAACGTATTCATCGGAATATCTCTAGAAGGTAACCTTTGTTGGGGCATATTTTCAACCGTATAATTTTGTTGCATTGGTGGTGCAGATTGTGTTCTTTGAGGCGAACTCTCAGGCATAGGCAACCCTTCGGGTGCAACCTGTGGTGTCCCATATGGATTCGGGTGAACATTAATTGGTTGATAATTACTATCTCCTCCTCCTTGGGGTTGTCCGGTTATATTTCCGTAAAATTCATTCGATATATGTTGCGTAGAACCCCCTTGTGATTGAGGTTGAGGTACGGGTTGTTGTTGAGAAACAAATTCTGTATCAGGTAATTCCGATATTTGCGTGGTTGAAACCGACATTATACAGTAATGAAGATTTTATAGTGTCGATTTTACCTTATTCCATATTTACCATTCGTTTATTCTTATCTTCTGATGTGGTAATTGCTGTATATGAAAAGCATTTTTCCCCGTGTTTATATATTTTTCCGTCTATTTCCCCTAAAATGGGACCTTTGAAAGTAATACAGTTTTTATCAATGCAAACTCTTCTAAACATTGTTGCAAGACCGATACCCATTAGGATTGATATAATAATACGACCCATTGATGAATTTAATAGTCTTCTCAAGTTCATAATATATATACTCTCTTTATATATATTATGTATCAAATTATCAACCCTGCACCGGAACACGGGCAATATCAAGAGGGTTTTTGGGACATGTTACCTCTGTATGTTCAAATGCAAAACATTGGTCGGCCTTATCTTTATACAACATTAAATCAATATTTTCCGGAGTAGGATAAATATATACCACACGGTTTTCACCCGAAACTAGATACACGGCAATAGAACCTAAAATAAAACTCAGCAATAGATATTTAAAATTTATATATTTTGTCATCCTGAACATAATGTTTATAATATATAATATTAGAATGTATTTTTATGTCGACTGAGAAATTTCATTCGATTTCACCTCCTTTTTCGCCTTCTTCTTCATACGTTTCTTTTTACTTGCTGATATCTTTACCTCTATGCGGTCCGTATCATTGCATAAATCTTCTATGACCTGAGGATTTGCCTGCATATATGCTTCATATTCACGCTGTTTATTTATTTTAGTCGCCTCCTCCTCTAAACGTTGCACCAATTCAACCTGTTGTTTTGCTTGCGCCTTTGCTTTTAACCGTTCTACGGTAGTGGTTTTTTTCTTATTTGTATCTACCGGTGCACCCTTTTGATTCATTCCCTGTGCCATCATCTTAAACATATCCATATCTCCACCTCTACCTCCGCCCATCATCCCCTTCATCATATCGGCCATACCTCCTCCACCCCCGCTACCCATCATCCCCTTCATCATATCGGCCATACCTCCACCCCCGCTACCCATCATTCCCTTCATCATATCTTCCATTCCACCTAAACCCCCCATTCCCTTCATCATCTCCTTTGCTTCTTCCATTAATTCCTCTCTTGAAATTTCGCCCGACGCCATTTTAGTTGCTAATTTATCCTTGACTGATTTCACTACACCGCCAATTTTTTCAGGATTTTTCATTAATTTCGATAAAACATCGGCAGTTGAGGTAACGCCCTCCATATCTTCACCAAATGATGCGGCTAGGTCTGAACCCATATCTTCGGCTAATTCCTTTGCAAGTTTTCCAATTTTCCCGTCAAACATCTTTTGCATATTTTCGTGCAAATCCTCCATTTTCGGCATTTTTGCCGAAGGTGTGTCTGTGTCCATATCGGGTCTTTCCATTTTTTCAAAAAACGACCCAATCTTTTTCATAGACTCCTCTAATTTTTTATGCAAGTCCCCGTCTTTTAATTGGGAAAACATATCCATTGCATCACCAAAATCAACCTTGTCCTTCATCGAATTTACTAAATTCAATAACACAACCTGTAAATATTTCCACATTGTTTCACGAGTATGGTCGGAGATTCCTTCACAGTGATAAAGTGTTTTAAAATCTACGTTCGGTAAAAAATGCACATTTACTTCACTATCTGTATCAAAAATATTATCATTTTGATTTAAAATATCAAAGAAACGTTCAGGATAGACGACTAAACAATACTCAAATAACGTTTGGAAATCATCATCTGATGTAAAAACCCATTTGCTTGCAAACTCGGGGAAAGTGGTCGTTAAATCAGACGTAAAATCTTTGATAGAAGCACAAAACTCGTCGGAAACACGTGGTATTTCTTTGGAATCCGTCATTATGATAATGTATCAAACGAAATATTTATGTCGATTCAAACGATAATATTGAAATAGTTTTTTGTATGTGTAAATTATATATTTCGATATGAATACAGAGGAACTCAAGGAAACTATCCGTAAAATATGTGCTTCAAGTAAAGGAATTCTGGCGGCCGACGAAAGCACAGGAACGATTGGAAAGCGTTTCGATTCGATTCATTTAGAAAATACACACGAAAATCGAATCGCATATAGAGATTTGCTTTTTACAACCACCGATCTAAGATCACATATTAGTGGGGTGATTACATTCGAAGAAACACTGATGGATGTAAAGACAGACGGAACCCGTTTAATTCAACCACTCCTAGATAACGACATTGTGGTTGGGATTAAGGTGGATAAAGGTGTAAAACCATTATATGGAACTGACGGTGAAACTGTGACGCAGGGTATGGACGACTTAGACGTTCGTTGTAAAACATATTACGATGCTGGTGCACGGTTTGCAAAATGGCGTTCTGTATTAAAAATCGATACGGCAAAAAATATGCCTTCTGATCTTTCGATTCACGAAAATGCAGTGACCTTAGCCAGATATGCATCTATTTGTCAGAATTGCGGTTTGGTCCCGATTGTTGAACCTGAAATATTGATGGACGGTGACCATACATATGAGCAATCTCGCGATGTAGCAATCGAGGTTCTGAGTGTGGTGTATCGTGAACTTCAGCGTCATAATGTGGACATTGAATGCACCTTATTAAAACCTAATATGATACGTCAAGGTGTATCCTCTTCACAAAAGACAAATTTCGATACGTTAGCGCAGTATACAGTGGACGTATTCCGCCGTGTAATTCCTCCAAGTATGCCGGGGGTAGTATTTCTATCGGGTGGGATGTCTGAAAATGAGGCAAGTTATGCATTAAATAGTATTAACAAAGTTATTGGTGTAAAACCATGGCGTCTTACGTTTTCATATGGACGTGCATTACAATCATCTGTTATTTCGACGTGGAAAGGTGATTCCAATAACGTCAAGGAGGCTCAACGTGTTTTATTTGCTCGTGCAAGAGCAAATGGGTTCGCGTCGATTGGAACTCTTCCTATAGAATTAGTATCCGAAGATGAACGGTCACTTCATGAAAAAAACTACTGTTATTAGAATCGAATATAATATACACAATATTATATTCGACAGACGAAATTATCAATGGTCTAAAAACCTTCCGTTTCAGGAGCGTATGCTCCTTGAGACACAAACAAAGCAGTAGTGCTTGCCGCAATAATCAATGTAGCAACCCAACCTATTATTGTTTTATATAAAACGGCAGTATTAACACCCGAACAATTTTTTGGGTCTTCTAATACTGCAACCCCGACTGTCGCACCAACTTGACAATGCGTAGTTGATAATGGTATTTCCAACCGACTACCTGTGATTACTACCAACGCAGATGCCAATTCAATCGCAATCCCTCTAGAAGGGGTAATTTTACATAACTTTAATCCGATCGCCTGAATAATTTTATATCCATATAACCACAACCCTACTGCGATTCCGGCACCCCCCATTCCTAAGATCCAGTATGCATTTACACCTAGATCACTTTCTTTACCGATCATTCCATCCATATAAATAATATAGATGGTGGCAAAGGGACCAATCGCGTTAGATACATCATTTGCCCCGTGACTGAACGCCGAACATATTGCTGTAAATACCTGTAACGATTTAAACATTTCCTCTGTTTTAGGGTCAAAACTTTCTGCATTTTCGTGAATTTCCGAAACCCTACCGTCATTACTGATTACATCGTCTAATACTGAATCTAAATCACTTTTATCATTCGTGCGCTGTGTTAATGATTGTTCGGTCAATTCAAGGTATTGTTTTGAGTCAGATTCGGTAACTGTATTTTCATCTATAACATCAATAATTGCTGGCACACCCTCTTCATCTTCACTGAATTTCTTAACAATAATTGGTTTTAAATAGGTAACGGCGGGAATAGTTATTAACCCACAAAAACTACCAAGACCAAATGATACGGCACATACAGTGCCAATTGATAAATCATCTAATCCAATTCCCTTTGCTCCTTTATATACAATATAAAACGTGTTTAACGTCACAGTTGAACCAACCATTATAGGGAATAACCATATACCACGCTCAAAACTATTTTCCTTGCGTAAAATAAAACCACGTATCATTCCAAATATTGAACCCGATATTACTGCCGAGAATAATGGTGAAATCAACCAAGACAATACAATACCTCCTACACCTCCTACATACGGAAAATTTTCTTTTGATTCAAACCATATTACACACGATGGCCCTTTTAATACTAATGTCATTCCAATAATTGCACCAACACATGAATGTGTAGTCGAAACCGGCATTTCATATTTTGATGCTATGAATAACCATAGACCTACTGAAAAACAAACCCACATACTACCATACATTAATATATATGGTTCATCCGCAAAACACTCAAAATCAGCAATTCCTTTACGGATGGTTTTAATAACATGACCTCCCATTAAAATTGCGCCCGATGCTTCAAATACGGTTGCCAAACCAACTGCCTGTTTCATTGTTAATGAACGTGAACCAATTGACGTTGCAAATGCGTTTGCAGCATCATTAGCACCAATTCCCATAGACGCAAATGTCGCGAACGCACCTCCTACAAGTAAAATCCACAAATACATTTATATTTAATTTTAATAGATTGTATTTAAGTATATATAAATGTTATATAATGTCTAATAATTGCCAACTCGCCCTTCGACTGATGTGTTGACGTAAAATCACAAAATCGTTTTTTTACAATATTCCCTGATATATCTGTATACACAATACTTTTTATTTGGAAATCTTGCATACAACGAAAACATTTATTACATGGCATAGAGCATAAGAATTCACCATCTCGTGAAATACGTATTACATATAATACAATACGCTTTGTAACATTCTGTTTCAAACACTTCCGTAATACATCTACTTCTGCGTGACAAGAACACGATTCGCCAATCAGTCCATCCTTTGAATACGTCCTATACTTATTGTAACTTTGTGCAATTATTTTACCCGAGACGACCGCAATACACCCTAGTATCGCCTGAACATCCGATTTTGTTGCCTCGTGTGCAGCGGCCGAAATAAACCTCGCCTCCTTTGCCGAGCATATCATTTACTGTATTGTATATATTTAATTTTACGTCTATATTCCAACGTAAAATTAAATCAATTTTTATGGTATTGTGGGATTACGTCAAGTATCGTCACTGTCATAATGTAGCGAATCAATACAGTGCACACAAAGTTCACCCTCAGGCGTTAGATCCAATTCATACGTGTAATACATATACTTACATTTTTCACATGCATCTCGCGTATATTTACTACACGGTTTACATACTAATGTAAATTCAGCATTATAATCACCCTCTAACATATCATATAAATGACATTCTTTAAAACACTTTTCGCACTTACGGGTAAAATAACAGAATTTGCAAATCTTCTTATCTATATAAATATCATCAAGATTCAAATGAATATTATCGAATACTCGTTTGCAACAAAAACAAGGAGATACCCCCGATTCCAATACAGGTGAGGAAGAATAAGAAGGTGCATAGTATGACATATTCGCGTAACAGGATGATATAATAAGGAACTATACTACTGGTTGTATATAAGTGTATACGAATGTTTATATCATTTTGGTATATATTTTTAGAGGACCCCCCTCATTGTAAAAAGGGGTTGTAGGGGATATATCCCCTACTGATATATCCCCTACTAGGAACGCCAGTGTTTATCGCAATCTAAACACGTTACAAAGATTGTTGCTGGTTCATCTGCGCTTCGTGTTTGCATTTCATAATATGTACATCGTTTGGACTTACATTTCTTGCAAGTATACATACTTGTCGATGCTTGAATATTATCTGTATATTTGGATTCATCGCGTTTCATCTTGGTTTCAATGAGTTTCCTCCATCGTTCTGGATTATATTCTTGGTGAGTCATGAAAGCAAGTTGTTGCGGTTCCATATCACCGCGTCGTAATAAATCAACCAATTGAGTGTTTTTAAGATTCACATAGATACTTCGTAATCTATCCATATAAATGGTCACAAATGGAGGATTATCCCATTTTTTTACGATTTTTCGCTGTGTCGCCTCCTTAATCGTATAATTATATACGCCTTTTTCCAAATTTATCGACGCGGAAGAACTACCCATTTTGAGAATGTGTAGAAACTTGTCGGACACATTTTTTCGGAACAATTCGGGATTAGCAATTTTATACATAATATTTGTAATATGATGTATATTCTTTTTATGTATTTATATCAATTTTGTTCAAACATATTCTTCCTCACTTAACTCATTTTCGCACGTATAATATGTTGTATCATTTAATATATTTGTAAACACATTTGCCTTTGTTTTTACAATCCGTTTTGGTTGCACGCGCATTTTTACCGGAGTTTTTGCGACGACATCTTCATCGTCATCTTCGTCTTCTTCATCGTCCTCGTCCTCTTCATCGTCCTCGTCCTCTTCATCGTCGTCCTCTTCATCGTCGTCCTCTTCATCTACTACAAATCCGTCCTTTGCATATCCATTTTTGGTTTTGGGTAATTCAGCTTCTTCACCGTCTGCGTCTTCTTCATTTTCATCGTTACTGTCGTCCTTACCAATATCCTCAAATCCACCAAACAACCGCTCATACAAAATATTCCACATTTTACAATTAAAATGAATCACCTTTCCGTCTGCATCTTTACAAACAATCACACACGTCCCAAATAATAACAAATTATCGATAGGTGGAGGTAATTCATATTTATTTTCTTGACCAGCGCGTCCATCTACTTTACCATATAAACATACAGTTGAGTCATTAATACAATCCCACGCAGTCTGTTGTGTAAAACCTTCACTTGATTTAAATCCTGCCTTCTTGTATAATTTCGATTCATCGAATGACACCAGATTTGCGTCTTTTACATTACCCGACTTATCGATTAACACTATTTGAACCATACTTATATATTTAGGAATCCATTGTTTAACTATTTTTTAAATATATTGTTTTATTATACACATGTCTCAGACTGGAGGTAAACGAGTATCTAGAAAACGTTTATATAGAATGAATAAGCAAAATGGAGGAGGTATTTTATCTACCTTATTTGGTGGAGATGAACAGAATAAAGAGGTGTCTGAAGAAGATTCACACAAAAAGAAGACAATTTCTCAACAATCTTCCGAAGGAGAACCAAGCATTTTTGGGTCAAGCACCACATTAAAAACTGCTGATTCAATGGATGTTACTTCTCCTTCAACTGAGTCGGTAGATGTTACTCCTCCTTCCAATGATTCAATGGATGTTACTCCTCCTTCCAATGATTCAATGGATGTTACTTCTCCTTCAACTGAGTCGGTAGATGTTACTTCTCCTTCAACTGAGTCGGTAGATGTTACTCCTCCTTCAACTGAGTCGGTAAATGTTACTCCTCCTTCCAATGATTCAATGGATGTTACTTCTCCACTGAGTGTCGAACCTGAAGAAGAATCTACATCTTTTTTGGGCACGATTGTCGATTCGGCAAAGGGTGTAGCAGGTGAAGTCGGAAATGCATTTAGTGCAGAGGATTCCGTGAATAATGATACTGTTATGGAACAATCCCCTGACGACAAAGACAATAATATGAATGATTCCGGTGGTTTACAGGATATTATTAATAGACAGAGTCAAAAGATCGATGAATTAAATGAAGAAATTAAACGCCTACTTAAAGAACGAATTACCACATTGGAAAGTAGTAACGAACAATCATTCGGAACAGGTGGTGCAAAGCGTCGTCGCAAAACACATAAAGTAAATCGTTCATCAAAGTAAATACTCTTCTCGTTGCAATACAATGACCTCTATTGTTCAAACAATTATATTATGTTTATTCATTATATATTTAGTAGATAGACTTTTACAGTATTTAAAAGATACATATACTACAAAAAAAACAAAGGATATAGTTGGAAATCATATTAAGAAATATCAAAATATCATGGACGAATTCAATGAACAAAATACGAAGGAACGTGAGGTCGTTGAACAACCGGTTACTAAACTGACAAGTGCTGATTTAATTTCAATGAATAATGAACTTGAAATGATGATAGGAGAGGAATTATAGAAGGAGATTTAACACCGTTGTAGAAATTCTCCAAATTCGGGGTTGTAGGGGGTCTCCCCTACCTTATTACATAATTGAAACAATATAAACATTACACTCCATTATATAATAATATTTCATTATACAATGGAACTCACAACTCTATCCCACAACCAAAAAACAGACTGTTTATCCCATCTACCCCCTTTCGAACTTTCCTATGAGACTATTTCGCATAAGAAAGTTTCAAGCGATTATAATATTACTATGGTGATTCCATACGGTAAAAAAGTAATGCTATGGTTTACCTATTTCAGAGACCGTGACGTATGTTTATTTATGGAACTCGACAAAGACAAAAAAGTATATGCGATTAGGTTGTTATTTGACCAACATATTCCCACCAAACTCGCCTACGGAACACTTTTATACGGTTGTTTATGTGAAATCCCTGACAACCGCAGTATGTTTGTAATCGAAGACATTCTCACATGTTTCGGTATTCCTGTTTCCCGACAACCGTTTCAGGAAAAATTGGCGTTTATGAAACAATTATTCTCAGATTATTCCAATATCTTCGGCACAGAAACTATCCTTCCTATTATGATGCCGGTGTGTTGGAACATTGTTCCAAACTCAGACTTAAACCTAATTCCCGAACAATACGAAAAAAACATCCCCTATTCTATCCATCATTTGCAACATCGACCTTTATACAAAAACGTCCCTTATATCAATGTGACTTGGTCTAAAAATGTGATACCAACCGTCTCTAAAACACAAGTTGTGCCTGATACAATGTTATTTATCCCACCTCAAATACCTCGATTTTGCACGAATAAACCACAATATCGTCAAATAACCACATTCGAAATAAAGGCGGATATTCAAAATGATATTTATCATCTGTATGCGTTTGGTAAAAATGCTGAACGTATATATTGCGGAATTACTTATATTCCGAATTGTAAAGTGAGTGCAATTATGAATAGTGTATTTCGTCAAATAAAGGAGAACCGGAGTTTGGATGCTTTGGAAGAAAGTGATGATGAAGACGATTTCCAAGACTCACGTGTAGACAAATACGTGAACTTACAAAAAAAACAGGCGTTCGAATGTTCCTATTCTGTTAAATTTAAAAAATGGATTCCGGTTCGAGTTGCACAGGGTAGAGGGAATATTGTGCATATACGTAATTTGTAATAAGAATGTATAGGAAATGAACGTAAAACATTCATTACGTAATTTGTTTGAAACTGAACCAAACCGCTCAAACGGGTTTTCTATAAAGAGAGAGGGATTATTGTTTGATTTTTCACGTCAACTTATTTCACAATCCGAATTCGTGCGATTGTTAACGGATGTTTCAGATAAAGTTTCGCCAAAAGTGAAAGGAATGTTTTTAGGAGAAGAGGTAAATTTCACCGAAAAAAGACCAGCATTACATATGGCATTACGCGCTCATAAAAATGATATGTATGAAATTGGTTGGAAAGATGTAGTAACCGACGTGCACAATGTATTACATAAAATTCAGGACTTTTCAAAACGGATTCGTGACGGAGAATTCCGCTCTAGTTGCGGAAAACAATTTAAAAATATCATTTCAGTTGGTATTGGTGGGAGTTATCTCGGCGTTGAATTCCTATACAATGCAATCCAAAATGATAAATTAATGAATCTGCGATTTCTAGCAAATATCGACCCTTGTGATTTTCATAATTGTGTTTGTGGTTTAGATGCAAGTGAGACCCTCGTGATTATAGTATCCAAAACATTTACTACTCAAGAAACGATGATAAATGCCGATACGGTAAAAAAATGGTTGATTTCAAATATAGACCAACCCAAAGAAGATATTATTCGACAACATATGATTGCGGTTAGTTCCAATGTCGAAAAAGTATACGAGTATGGTATTGACCAAGTATTCGGATTCTGGGATTGGGTAGGTGGACGTTTTAGCACTTGGTCTGCAGTTGGTATATTACCTCTTTCACTGGTGTATGGTTATTCGGTAATGGAAGAATTTTTAGACGGAGGTCGAGACGCAGACAATCATTTTCGATATATCCATCACACGCAAAATATACCTATGATACTAGGTGCACTGTCTATTCATAATATACAGTCGGGACGAAATGTTCGTGCGGTGTTACCTTATTCACAAGCACTTAATCGGTTTCCAGCACATATACAACAACTTGAGATGGAAAGTAATGGAAAAAGTGTAAATAATGAGGGACAGTCTTTGAATAAGACCGGTGAAATCATTATTGGTGAACCGGGAACAAATGGGCAACACTCTTTCTACCAATTGTTACACCAAGGAACATCTATTATTCCTTGTGAATTTATAGGTTTTTGTAAACAGCGTAATAATGTTCAAATCGAAACAAATTCAATCTCTAACCACGATGAACTTATGTGTAATATATTTGCACAAATGGATGCCCTTGCATTCGGTAAGAATAAACACGAACTAGAAGAAGAATTATGTCCGAGCGAATTACTTCCACACAAAACATTTGGCGGTAATCGACCATCGTCACTTCTTTTATTTGATGAATTATCGCCTAGGAATATTGGATTTCTTATGTCGATTTATGAACATCGCACTGCAGTTATCGGATTTTATTTAGATATCAATAGTTTTGACCAATGGGGAGTTGAATTGGGTAAACAGTTAGCAACAAAAATAAAACATAAAATGGAGGGTAATGATGTTATATTAAATAATTCGACCGACAATATGTTGAAATTCTATTTTGATAACCGTACATAATATTCTGGGCGAATTCGATATTATTAATATATATATATATAAATGGATATATGTATTATTGGGCACGGTCAATTTGGACTGGCAATGTCCCATTTATTATCAAAAAGCACCGATATTAAAAATATTATTTGTGTCGGTAGAAATGAAACAGAATCAAAACATTTACAAGAAACACGCACAAGTTCTACTTATTTCGATAAACACCGCTTTTCTGATAAAATTACTTTTACACCCTTGAAGATTTCAATCCGCACAGCGGATTGATTTCTCAAGGGCAACTGTTACCGATAAATGAATTAAGACGCACACAAAGTGTGCGAACTTAAATCTTCATCGGTGTAAAA